ATAAAGATGAGAGTAAGAAGTATTGTTATGGACAAGTTATTGCTTGGGAGTGGAAAAGAAAAGGTACAAGAGTATATCATTTAGAAATGCTTCCTAGTTATAGAAACAAAAAAGAATTTGTGGACACATTAGGACACGAAATGGTACACCTATATCAAATGGCTAATGTAGGTGATACAGGAAATCATAATAAGTTATTTTATAGTTTCCGACCAAAGTTAAATGCAATTGGCCTAGATTTATAATGAAAGTATATAATGGAAAAAGTGAGAAAGAAAAGCAAAGAACTAGACCCTTATCTAAAGGCTAGAATTGGTGAGGCAATAATACAAGTAAGAGAACTAGCAAAACCTAGTAATCTACCTGGAACACAGAGAGTTTATTACACAGGTAATTGGGTAAAAGACATCTACGATAACTACACAGATAAACAAGCACAAAAAGTCTTTAATCAAGTACATCAATTTAGAGATCAATTAGATTTTTTTCAAGTTAAATTACATATGACAGATGGAGATGGTATGCCGTCATATGAATATATTGCAAGGAAAAAAGCGTGAAGATTTTTATTCGTACATTGATGAGTGTTTTTACAATTCTATTTTTTGTAATAACATTTTATTTTTATACAGTAGATACAAAGACAAGAGCAAATTCTTCGGTTCCTAAATTACCAGATTTTGAACACGACACAAATCAAGCATTTTTAGATGATGTTGTAAAATGTGTTGAGTACATATATCATAAAGACAAAAAAATTATTGCTGTTAATTTAGAACTACTATTAGCACAAGCATCTTTAGAATCTGCTTGGGGTACAAGTAGATTTGCTAAAGAAGGAAAAAATTTATTTGGTATTCGTACATATGATTTGACAGAACCACATATGTTACCGTCTAACAAACCAAAGAAGTGGGGTGTAAAAGTTTATATGCACGAATGTGATAGTGTTAGACACTATATTGATATACTAAATAATGGTAGTAACTTTGAAAACTATAGGAAGTTGAGAGAAGACGGTATTGACGACCCTTTTATACTTGTAGAAACACTTGACGCCTACGCCACAGATGTAAATTATTTTCCTAAAATTAAGAGTATAATAACAAAAATAAGAAACGAGTATACAGTAAAATATGTTTTTAACGATACTAACATTTCTGTCAGCGATTAGTATTTCAGTCATTGCGGCTGGGTATTCTATCATAGGTCTAGCGACATTGTTTGCTGGCGCTGTAATACCTATTATTGCTATGGGTTCAGCACTAGAAGTTGGTAAACTAGTTGCCGCCAGTTGGTTATATAACAATTGGAAATCAGATGTACCTCGTTTATTAAAAGCATATCTCTTTGGTGCTATTATAGTTTTAATTTTTATTACATCTATGGGTATCTTTGGTTTCTTATCAAAGGCACACCTTGACCAAGTTAAACCTACTTCATCTAATAATATTAAAGTAGAACTCATTGATAAACAAATCAATCAACAACAAGTCATAATAGATAGATCACAAAAGACATTAACACTATTAGATCAAACACTTGAAAAATATATTGATATGGAATATGTGACAAGAGGTTTGAAAGAAAGAGAAAAACAAAAACCTGAAAGAGAAGCATTAACAAAAGCAATCAATGAGGCAAGTGATAAGATTGCCAAACTCACAGATGAAAAAGGTTCTTTACAATTAGAACAAGATAAGATAGAGGCCGAAGTAGGACCTATCAAATATGTGGCAGAATTGATATATGGAGAGAACGCTCAGGATAACTTTGATAGTGCCGTTAGAATTGTGATACTCATACTCATATTTGTATTTGACCCACTCGCTGTACTGCTCTTAATCGCCGCAAACATATCATTAAGACAATGGCGTATGAAAAGACAACTTACTCAATCACAAAAACAAGAGGATATTAAGAGTAAATTAGAACGTCAACAAAAGAGATTAAAGAAACTAGGACAAAAACAAAGAGATTATAAGAAATTAATGGCTACAATGGGTGATTTTAAAGATATGTCACCTGATGAAATCAAAGTAAAACTAGACCAAATTTACGATTGGAATGACAAAAATTAAGGGTTGACAAATACGTTAAATTATGATATATTATAGAATGGAGGCTATATGATAACACTTGAAGATATGAAACGATTGAAACTACCACACCTAACAGTTGACCAAATTAGACGGTTGACAAACGCAGAAAATACGTGTATGATAGCTACAACCGATTGGTCAAAAAACTATTGGTTTGAGGTGTTTAGAAAATTATGTGAGAAGTATGGTTGTATGGAATACTTCAGAAAGGTGATACATTAATGAATATATTTTATTTGGACAAAAACCCTATCAAAGCAGCAGAATATTCGTGTGATAAACACGTTGTTAAAATGATTTTAGAATCTGCTCAAATGTTATGTACAGCTCATAGAGTACAAGACGGCGAAATGGTTATTGGTAAATCCGCAACTGGTCGTAAGAGAACTACTTACAAACACCCTAATTCAAATATGGATAAAATACTATATGGTGCGGGTTGGTTAAAACACCCTAGTTGTATTTGGGTTATGGATAGTGCTTATAATTATATGTGGTTATATAAACATATGATGGCACTTGGTGATGAATATACAAAACGATATGGTAAGGTACACTTAACTATTACAAAACTAGGTGACTTACTCAAAGACCCACCTAAAAATGCTAAAGTAAATAAAATTGGTACAGATGCTACACCTGCGATGCCAGATGAGTGTAAAGTGCCTGGCGATGTAGTTGAAAGTTATCGTAAGTATTACATTATGAAAAAGAGAAGTTTTGCTACTTGGAAAGCACCAGCAGTTGTGCCAGAGTGGTATGCTCAAGGATTACAAAATGAAAAAGAAGCCTAATCCTGTGGCAAAACAAATAAGAACACCGAGATTTAAAACTAGAGTTGTAAAACCTAAAAAGGGCAAAGGTAGTTTTAAAAGAACAAAAGAACCAGAAGATGGATGGAGTGGAATAGTATGATAATAAGAGAAATGACAGAAGAAGAAAAAGAAATATTAAGAAAAGGTTTAGAAGAATCTGAAATGAAGGAGACAGACAATGGCTGAATATAATAGAAAAAATGTTTTAGAAGCAGTTAAAGATCACGCTAAAGGACATATCAAAAAGCATTCAATGAATGTTGAGATTTATTTAAAGAACGCTGCGGGAATTGGTGAACACCCTGATGTACTAGAAGCGATAGAAAAAGAGTTAGAGATAATCGCAAAGTATGATGACCAATTAAGTGTACTAAATAAATACTTTGAACAAGACCCTTTAAAACCAAATGTTTAATAAATTAATACAAAAGATAGGAAGAACTCACGCCAAGATTTTTGGTTATGTTGCTGATAAAGCAAAAACATCAAAATGGTGGGCAATCTTATTAACTGTATTAGTTTTGTACGAAATTGTAGAACATATCGTATATCCTATTTTGGTTCCTTATCTAGCATACCACCACTGGTTTAAATAATGCCCATTTATACATTTAGAAATAAGAAAACTGGTAAAGAGTTTGATGAAATGATGTCGATTGCTGATATGGAAGAGTATTTGGATAAGAACAAACACATCACCCAAGTTATTAAAGGAATAAATATAGTTAGTGGAGTACAAGGCGTAAGTTATAAAACGGATGGTGGTTGGAAAGAAAATATGCAAAGAATAGCAGAGGCGCATCCAAATAGTGCATTGGCTAAACAATACGGAAAGAAGTCTATCAAACAATCACAAACAGAAAACGTATTAGCAAAACATAAAAAAAGATTAAGAGGTAAAAAATAATGGCTGACGATTTACCAGATTATATGCGTGGGTTTGATCTCAATGAAGATTGGGGTATCACGCCTGTATCAAACATACCAAAAGAAGAAACACAACCAACAATTGACCCTAGTGTCATAGAAAATTCAAATATAGAACTATCAAAAGTAAAATCAGATGTATCAGATATTAAATCTATGATGAATGAGATTATGCAGATTGTCTCCGAAAAAGAAACTATAACAAAGGAGATTTCTGATGAACAAGTAATTCAAAGATTTAAGGATATTGAAAAGATTGTACTACCGTTTTTGTACAATCTTTCCAAATCCGATGAGCCATATATTCATTGGCCAAATAGAGGTCCAATCATAAAGGCTCAAATAGAAAAGTTACTAAAACTAACGAGAGGATAATTATGAACTTGAACTTTAAACAATATCATAAAGAACTAAAAAAACAAGTAAATGAAACTGAAGACAAAAGACGTAATGATAGAACATCAACTACTTGGTATCAACTCAGAGAGTTAAAGAAACTAAAACTAAAGGCAAAGGAAAAGCTAAATGAAACTAAGCAATAATTTTTCACTAAAAGAAATGATAGCCAGTCAAACGGCGGTTCGTATGGGTATTAACAACAATCCAAGTGAAGACCATATGAATAATTTAAAAGCTTTATGTGAAAACGTTTTACAAAAAGTAAGAGATCATTATGGTAAAGTAGTAACTATATCGAGTGGTTACCGTAGTCCAGAACTATGTTTAAAAATAGGTTCTAGTGTTAATTCACAGCATGCGAAGGGTGAAGCAGCTGACTTTGAAATATTTGGAGTTAGTAATGCTGAATTATGTAAGTGGATTGCTGATAACTGTGAGTTTGACCAAATGATTTTGGAATTTCATAATTTAGATGAACCCAATAGCGGTTGGGTACACTGCTCATACAAAGCAGATGGTGATAATAGAAAACAAATTCTGAGGGCATATAGGGATACTTCTGGTAAAACCAAGTACGAACCTTATAATCCACAGTGAAAAGAAGATAGGGCGGAATTATTAAAGTCGCCTGATAAAATAACAGATCATATGCTAGATTATCGTTCAATTTAGACTTGACAGTTTGATAAAAATATGATATATTATAATGATACAATAAATGAAAGTGAAATATTATGGCTAAAAAAGAATTTAATTTTATAGAACTAGACAAGTCTAAATTACCAGTCACAAAAGGTAAAAAGGTTGATGGTTTTCGTTTTTATGATATAGACGGAAAAGGTTATCCATCAGTTACAACAGTATTAGGTATTCGTAAAAAAGAAGAACTCCAAAAATGGCGAGATAGTATTGGTGAGAAAGTTGCCAATTGGGAAATGGGTAGAGCTGCTCGTAGAGGTAAAGCAACTCACACATTAGTAGAACAATATTTAAAAGGTCAGACACCTAGTGAACGTGGCGTATTGCCATTAGGGTTATTTAAACTGTTAAGACCTTATGTAGATCAGATTGACAATATTCATTGTTTAGAAACAATCTTATACAGTAAAAAATTAACAATCGCTGGTCAAGTAGATTGTATTGCTGAATATAATGGTAAACTATCTGTTATTGATTTTAAAACAGCAAACAAAGAACGACAAGAAGATTGGATTGAGAATTACTTTTTACAAACAACTGCTTACTCTATAATGTATGAAGAACTATTTGGTAAGCCTGTTGAACAAATTGTAATATTACTTGCTGCCGAAGATGGAACTGTTGCTTCATATGTTAGAGAACGTAAAGACTATATGGCGAAACTTGAAGAATCAATTCAAGCGTTTTATAAATATTATGAAGAAATAAACAAAGATAAAATCAAGCAAGAAGATTAAAAAGGTGGCCCACGTTTTATCGGATAAGAGAGAGGGCTATGAAAAAAATAATAATAGGATTATTCCTATCAATCTTTAGTTTTAATGTTTATGCTGATCACGCAGATGACTATGGCGATTATTATTTTCAACAAATACCAGCTTTGTGTTCAACATCAGAAAAGATAGAAAACTATCTTAAACATTATAACTTTAAACCAGTAAGTATATCATTAGGTAGAGAAGGTATGGTAGAAGGCGGACAACCCGTTTTTATGATAACATACTATATAACTGCTGATGGTACACAATCTGCTGTAACGATAGACGTGCCAAGTGGTATTGAAAGATGTATAATGTATCATACATTTGATTTAACAACACCACAATAACATTGACAAATTAAGTCAAATATGTTATATTATAAATGTTATAACAATGGTGGTTAACGCTAGCGTAAGTAACCACCATACCACCGAAAGGGGTGTGAAAATGAATAGTAAAGAATTTAGTTTAAAAATTGAGAGTATAGTAAAAGAAAAAAGAATATCCTATATGGATGCTGTTGTTTTATATTGTGAAGAAAATGATATAGACACATCAACAGTATCACCATTAATTTCAAAATCATTAAAAGAAAAAATACAGGTAGAAGCATCTAATTTAAGAATGCTAAAAATACCAAGATGTGGAGTATTGCCTATCTAATTTATGTATGGTGGATTTGACGTTTATAAGGTATACTTGGGTGTTAAGTTACACTTTACAACAAAAACATATGACTATATAAAGTACGGTGGAAAAGTAAATGCAACACTTGATAGTTTTACAAAAAGAAAAGATAGATACTTTTTTCACAAGTTGAGTACAAAATATGGACAAGATAATATACTTGATTTCTTTGTTGCTAACTTTCTTGCAGATAGCAAGAGATGGGTTGGTAATCTTTTGGAAAATGATGGTAGAGATGTTTATTTGGATTATCGAAAACGTAAAGAAGCATTTACCTATCACTTTAGAAACGATTGCGTATTGGTGCGTGATGATTTTTCTGCTCGTGGCCTTTCTTTTGATAATGGTTTTCTCGCTATTGATGGTCAGCATCCTAGACTTCTACGATTACTTATCCAAAAAAAATTGGCGATACAAACCGCAGTCGTGTTTGACCACTTCTTATCGTTTGTTAAAAATTGGAATGTGGAAATTAAAGAAAAGTTTGTATGGCCTGAAATCGCATCTAAGGTTACCAGAGTAAAACCATTTATAAATTTTAATGCGACTGAATGTAAATTAATTATGAAAGAGGTTTTTGTAAATGAGTGATAATATAATACCAGAGTCAAATAAGATAGGTGATAAAGTTATTGATAGAATATATGGCGATATTCACGGTACATTAAAGTTAATATTAAAAGATGGTTCAAAGTATGAAGGCAAAATTGACAAGCGATCAATTAAATTAGATGATGGAACACTTGGACACGTATATAATGTAAAAAACAAATGGTTTGATAGAATGGGTTTACCAATAGACAAACCAGATAACTTGGTTACAAGAGATGGCAACTAGAGTATTTTGTATAGGAAATGGTGAGAGTAGACAGTCTTTAGATTTAAATACTTTTAAACCACACGGTAAAATTTACGGTTGTAATGCTTTGTATAGAGATTTTACACCTGATGTATTAACAGCAGTTGACCACGGAATAATGCACGAGATATATCAAAGTGGTTATTGTGATAATAATGAAACTTGGTTAAGAAATTGGACACGAGTTCCAACACCAACTTATCATATGTTAGTTTATGGTAATATGAACAATGAAGAAAAAGAATTAATAGACAAATATCAATCAAATAAATTAGAAAACGAAAGAGGCGATAGGCAAGAGTTTGTATTTCACGGTTCTAATTTAGCAGGTAAAGTAAAGATATTAAAATCAAATAAAGAAAAGAAAGAAGTTGTTGAAAAGAATGTTAACCATACAAGCACATATGTAAGTTGGGTTAATTCAGACGATAAGGCAAAGTCTTTAGATGATTTAGTTGAAGGACAAAGAGATAGAGGTTGGGCTTGTGGCGCAAGTAGTGGACGTGTTGCGTTAGTTAATGAAAAAGATTTAGAAGAAGTATATTTAATTGGACACGATTTAGTAAGTGACACACACAAAATTAATAATATGTACAAAGGTACAAAATACTATGGTATACCAGAGGCATCTCCAATACCATCTGTCAATTGGATTAATCAATGGAAAACATTGATGTTAGAGTATCCAAAAGTAAAATTTTATAAAGTCAATCCTGATGGAAATAGTGGTACATCACCTGTCAGTTCGTCTATAAATGAATGGAATAGTATTAAAAATTTAGAATATATTACGTTTCAAAAGACACTTGACAAATTTAGTAAAGTATGATATATTAGATACAATGTTTGATAGATTTATATACAGTTTATTAGATACTATTGTGGACTGGTGTACACGATATAAAGAATACAGAATTAAGAAGTCTTTGCCGAAAGGTATGTCAGCAAAAAAGTGGGCTGAACTACAAAAGAAGTCTTATAAATAAAAATGATACCGATTATACAGGTAACACAAACACAACGAATACGAAAATACAAAGGAGATAAAATATGGATTTCGAAGCGTTAAAACAATCGTCAAGTAACTTTGACAAACTTACAAAAGCCATCGAGGCTAATCTCGGTTCAGAGAACAAAGAACAAA